TTGGGAGTTGCCGCGGTGCTGAATGAACGAGTAGACTGATAGGGCATGGAGGTAGCTGGATAGTAAACGGGATAATGACTGGCTGTGGCTACACCACAGCAAACGGGCACCAACATGCCTCAAAACATGCCCCAGTCAAAATCCGGCTAAAGATCTAGCCCGCACCACACGTGCAATTAGGTCGTCAATTGACCAGAATAACTAACATGAGAATAACGATGAAAGTAATCCAGCCAGTCGTACGGCACCAAGTGACCGATCTCAGTAACAGAAATCGGACCAAGTGTTTGCTTATTGGCAAAATAGCGCTCCAAAGCTAACTGTTCTGCAACACTCAAACCAAACGTTTCTTCAATGAGAACACGAGAAAACGCATGCACCTCAACCTTTGGAACATTGGACTCATCAGCGTAGTCGAATTGAACAAATTGCTCGATCTCCCACTGATTCATAGAACCGTGAACCGCTCTCCACAAGTCACCGTAACGAACGGAACGTGTTACACGTAAGGCATACTCACCAAGTGCCCTAATGACTGGTGCGCCTGGGTACTGATGCACTAACGAAAGCGCCTTGCAACGCAAAAGTGAAAGCAGTTTCTTCTCGGAAGAATTGATATATCGGTCTGTCGCCCATCCGAGTTGGGCAATCTCGACTAGCGGATTGGTGAGCGTGTGCTGGACACCTTCTGCAAACAAAAGTCCACAAAAAGACACATCACTCAACCGTTCATACTTCTCAAGCTTAATAATACAGCCTAATTTTCTGAACCAATCCGCATTAGGAAAACGCTCCGGTGGATTGGGAGCAAAAGTGGAGTCATCACCTTCAACACCCACCGAATCATCCATGGGCTCACACCCACCTTCTTTGGCAGCAAACAACAACAACATCAAATTCGTAAACGTATTTCCGAGTGAAGTGACCATTTCACCCGACAGTCGCCTGTCACACATCTTGAGACCAAGTGTTGAAAACGTTATGTCATGTGTACCACCAAGTACTCGACAAAGCTTATCAGCCCAGGCTACACCCCCAGGCAAATTTCTTGTCATATATCTATACAATTGAAACTCAACGCATTCCATCATCTCCCTCGTGAAAATAGCCTCAAAAGAAGTAAAATCAGTAGCAAAGAACAAAGTTCCTTGCTTTGAAAGCTTTTCGTAGAGCCACCTCGGTCTATCACTAACTGGTACGTGCTTAATGAACTGGGGAAGCTTGTATACAACTTCCTCAATTGCACTAACTGTGGGACCACAGAAGGACTTAAATTCATCAGATCTAGAATAAATTCCACGCGCATACTTATATGACTCATAATTTTCATCTTTAATGAAAGCATTGACTTTTTCCCACTTCGCATTCGTTGGGTCAGCCTCGTAACGCGCGCATGCTTCACGCAATTGCTGTTTCCGAGACTCAGTGTAGGTTTTCTTTTTGGCCAACCACGTTTCAAGTGTTACATCAGTATCAGCATCCAAAGGCAACAAGTTGCTTTCGATCCAATTTCTGACGAACTCCTTGAGACGCTTCATGACCAAAGGGTCTTGATCAGGCATCTTTTGTGTCATTCTTTTACGGACTGCACCCAGCTGAGAATCTAAAGTATATCTCTCAGGCTTAGGTAGTGCAGCCCCTTCTACATGGCACCCGAGCGACACTGCTACGGGCAAACCAGGGGCATCATTCTTGGGCCAAATCTTTATTCGCTCACGCCCGTCTTGCTCTGGGAGGACAATATCTTGGAACTTGAGCTCGGACGTACCGTAGCCAGTGAGATATCGTCGCCCTCCAGAACGGGCGTGAGAAAATCCTGGCGTGAAAACAAAGAAACTTCCTTTTTCCACTTCAACCAGACATAGAACGCTGTGAACATTCGAACTTGGCCCCATGGCTGCAAACTCAAATAGCGATCAATATTGACCTCAGAATTCCTCGAACAGAATGTTTCAATCCTCTTGAACGCAATCAAATCTTGAAGATCAATGGGCAATCCAGTAGCTTGTGATGCCAGCTCCTGTGAAACAACTCCATTCGAACAAACATAGTTGTTGAAGGTAAACAACTTCCTCGCAAAACTCGGTATCCAATTCAGAAGTGGTACAGATAACGAACCCACGATAACTTCGATATTTAGGGGATCAGCGTGCTTCAATGTTTTGACTTTATTTTTGTCTGCACGCATATCGGCCGTTTCCGTTCGACCAGGACCGATTGATCTCTCTGTGTAATGAACCGGGGTTAAAATTACAAACGTTGAAATTAATAATAATAATGCGAATAAATAATATTTGTCCATCCAGCGCAGGTCTAGGACTTTTTGATAATACATACGATAGATTTCTTCTTGTTCATGGTAGACTGGCTCCCCTTTAAGATTGTGTCCAATAATTCGTTGACACTTAAACCAAATGGGGGCATCGGTAGCACAGGACACATGAAGCAATGGCATGGAAAAATTTGCTCGGGCACCAACTGCCCAATATTCCCAAGATGTTCGGTCTTCAATAATAAATTTGTATTTTACATGATTACTGGGTTCGTAATACTTTTCACCATAATAACCAAAGAAGCTCAACCATCCAAATCCCTCGCAATTCAATTGCTCAATTTGTGCGGAGCATGATGCATCAATCTCGCGATAATACATTGCACCAATACCAAACACACGGTAAACATAACCGTAAATGAGAATACAGGTCAACAAAGTGACGATTGAGAAAAAATTCGAAAAATCCCAAACAACACCAGGTAACCACGTGCGCTCATTGACTTCCCTCGGCCGCGGAATGAATCCATCTTGGACACGCCCGAGTTCAATGACATCACGGTTTCTCTTCAACAAAGAGTCCGTCAAATCCGCTTCTTCTTTCAACTGTTTAATTTGTGCGGCTTCGGGACTCAACTTGTCTTTTTCAACTCTTTGCAAAACTGGTTGTTCAGAAGACTTGCCTTCTTGTTTAGCTTCTTTTAATTCTGATGCTAACTCCTGAACAACATCACGATTTGCTTTCTCACGCGCTTGTAGATCTCCAAATGCAGCTGCCATTGTATTTTTATT